GATACAATCAGTAATGGATAATGGTGGATTGAACACACCATTGAGAATAAGGGTTGCATAACCAAACTTCTCAAGAATCCTGCGACTTTAGTCGTGGGAGGTTCAAAATAACAATTAATTTTTTTTTAATGATTTTTCATCTCTCTTTTTTAATATAATAAAAAAAAGGAGATGAAAATGAAATATAAAGATTATCCTTCCGTAACTTATTTGCTACAAGATAAATCCGACTATGCTTCTTTTGGAGAAACTGCTCCATCAAAAGCAGTTGGAATAGTTGGATTATCTACTTATGGGGATTTTGATGTTCCTATTTTGATAACCAACACATCAAAAAGAAAATTAACAATTGGGCCTACAATTAAAGAATATCCATTAACAGGTATTTTTGTTAATACCGTTTTAGAGAACGGCGGTGCAGTTTATTTTAAAAGAGTAAAGCAAAATAATTCTACAAAAGCAAGTGGGCAAATTAATTTCATTACTTCAAGTGTTGCCCCTAAATTTTCTCAATCAGTGTTGAATGCAACTACTGTTTATAGTTTCAATGAAAATGAAACAGCAACTATCACTTGGGATTTTACATCTGGCTCAACAATTCAGCATTTTACCGCAACTTATACCGCTATGTCCCAAAATGATTATAGCCTCTCTGATGTGATAACAAACATTGTTAAACCTTCAGGATGGAACATTACTATTAATAGTAATATCATAGAAATTTCTTCAACTACTTCGATGAATGGCACAATAGGCAATGTTGCTGGAACTATTTTTAATAAAGGTGCAGATTGGCATTTAACTGGTAATGCAACAATAACAGCGGGAAAAGCACCAGTATATATTAAAGCAGAAGCAAAATATGTAGGAACAAATGGAAACAATTTTTCTTTTTCAGTCGAAAGAATTAAAGACGATTCTGTGTCGCCAACTGAATATAATTATAATTTTTATGTGTATTATAATGAAAGTTTAATTGCTTCTTTTAAAAATATAGATTTTTTTGATTCAACAAGTTCTTCTTATTTACCAATATTACTAGAACAAATTGATAGTCTTACTTTTGCTTTTAATAATTTTAATCAAATAACAAAAAACGATTTAGATTCAATTAACGATGTTTATGAAGAATATGATATAACAAATAACCCAATACCTTCAAAAGGCACTATTACAAAAGTTTTAGATGGAGCAATAGATGTTTATCCAGAAGATTTAAAAGGTGCTTTTGTTAATGCAATAAATGAATTTACAAACTTAGCACAAGGCTCTTTTAGAATTTTAATTGCCGCTTATCCAATAGGAGCTGACGACAAAGCAATAGTCGATGCTTTAATTTCTTGTGCTTCTGTGAGAACTGATTGTATTGCTTTTATTTCAACTCCAAAAGGTTTAAATGCTGTTAATACTCAAACATGGGCTAATACAACTTGTGGTATTAATTCATCTTATATTGCAGTTTATTCCAACTGGGGAAAAACATTTGATGCTGATAACAATCAAAAAGTTGATACGCCTTCAATTTTAAATGTTATAAAAAATTTTTTGAAAATGAATTATTTTTATATTCCTTGTGCTGGAGTAAATAGAGGAATAGTAGACATTTCGGAAATTGATACAGTGTGGGATGAAAACGAAGTAATGCCATTATTTCAATCTGGTAAAAACATAATTAATCCTATATTAAAATCAAATATTGGATTTTATATTAATGGACAAAAAACAGGATTAAGAGATAATAAGGCGTTAAATAGAATAAATGTTATGTTTGCAATAATTGAACTTGCTCATACGATTTTACCAATTTTAAAGAATTATATTTTTGAATATAACGACGAAGATACAAGGTTATCAATATTAAAAAATCTAAACGTTATTAAACAAGATTTCTTAAATAATAAAGCATTTTATTCAATTGATTTTATTTGTGATAGTACAAATAACACAAACGAAATTGTTAATGATAATGCTTTAGTTGTTGCAACAGAAGTTGTGCCACTAAAAACTGCTGAAAAGATTTTATTTACTTTGACTTTACATGAATATGGTTGGACATTAAATATTGGTTAATAAAAAAAAATAAGAAAGGAGATAAAATATGAAATTAATAAATCCTTATATTGGCTATAGAGAGCCAATATATAAAAATCTTTTTATCGCAGAGTTTGAAGTTCCAGATGCAGTTTTAACTGGCACGGGAATAACAAATGCCAACAAATCTTTGTCGGTTGCGTGTTTTAAAGCTTCCTTGCCAGAAGTTACCATAGAATCAACTGAATTACAATATATTAACTATAAAGTTAATTACAGCACAACTGATTATAAATTTGGAACTCTGTCAACGGATTTTTATAATTTTAACATTGGAAATCAAAATGCCAGAACAATTTTTTACAATTGGGTATTATATCAATTGAACTGGCAAACTGGAACAAAAGGATATGCTGGTTCGCAAACAGTAGAGGGGCAAGGATATAAAACAAAACTTTATGTTTATGAATTGAATCCCGATGGTGTTAGTGTAATGACTGCACATCTTTTTATTGGAGCTTTCCCAACAAATTATCCTTCGCTCGAAAAAGATTGGGGGCAAAGAGGTGATGTTGACAAAATTTCTATAACTTGGAAATTTGACACATTTTATCGAGTTAATGTTAATAGTGCAGGTCAAACTGCTCCATACGATTGGGTAACTATAAAGCCAGAAGAATAAAATTAAAAAGTTTTAAAAAAGCCACTTTAAAAGTGGCTTTTTTTTATAGTATTTTATATAAATAAAAAAAAAGATTAACAAAAAATTTTTTTTTTAAAAAAAAGGGAGGCGAAATGAAAAAAATCGATCAATTTTTTGAAATGGTCCAATTACAAAAAGAATTAGATCAAAAAATTCTTAAAAAAACAAATCAAAATTTTTCTTTTATTGAAGTGCTTTACAACAATTTATTTGCAATTGGCAGTGAGGCACAAGAGATTCAAAATTGCTTCTACTGGAAGCATTGGACAAAAGAATCTCTTGAAAAAAGATTTGACTTGTTAGAAACACCTGAACATTTGTTAATAGAAGTTGTTGACATTCTTCATTTTATTTTGCAAGTGTTTTATAATGTAAGTCAGAACTTTTCTGATAAAAAAATAAAAGATATGGTTGAAAAAGTTTTAGAAAAGTATACATTGGAAAAAGAAATAATAATCGATACAACGATACACAGAAAAGTGCTGATTTTAGTTTATGATATTCAAAGTATTTTATATGAAATAATCAAAGAATATGAAGAAAACGAATTTAAAAATTTAGATAAAATTTTTGAAATGCTGAAAAGTTTTTTAGCGAAGTTTTGGACACTTGCAACTTCATTAGGATTTTCTTTTGAAAACGTATATAATGCCTATAAAAAGAAAAACAGGCTAAATCACGAAAGGCAACAAAAAGGTTATTCACAAAAGAAAATAGACGATAGTGACAACATAGAATTAGAAAAAGAATTAAAACTAAAAAATGTAAGGCAAGAAAAACTTCCTAAACCAAATCCAAATGCTCCTCTCTATGTAAGGCTTATTAATTGGTATTTTGATTATTTGCAAGAAAAACTTCCTAAACCAAATCCAAATGCTCCAGTAGAAAAATCTGTTAAAAAAAATAAAAAAAATGATATAAAAATCGAAACCAAAGAGGATGAAAATGAGGTTTATTAATTTACACAATCACATTTTTTCTACTTTTGATAGTTTGGGAACAATTCAAGATAGAATAAATTGGTGTAAAAAAAATTCGGTGAGTGCAATTGCACTTACCGATCACGCAACTATGTGTGGAGCATATTCTTTTTGGGAGGAATGTGAGAAAAACAATATTAAACCAATAATTGGCGTTGAATTAAATGTAGTTTTAAGTTTGGAAGAAGATGCAACTAGGTATCATTTTGTTTTTCTCGCAAAAAACAAAGATGGTTATGAACAATTATTGAAATTAGTATATAGAAGTTCTTGGAATTTTTATTATAAACCAAGATTTTTATTCAGAGAATTTATTGACGAGAACATAAATTTAAATTCTCTTGTAGCAACTTCTGGCTGTGTTCAAAATTTAATTGCTCAAAAAATAAAGGAAAGTGAAGAAAAAGCAATTAAAGCATTTGAATTATGCCAGCAAACTTTTCCTGATTTTTATTTAGAATTTCAACCAAATCATTCGGAAGAATATAAAAAAGTAATTGATTTTTATTTAAAATTGATTACAGAAAAAAATGCAAAATTTATTTTAACAAGCGATAGTCATTATGTTAATAAATCAGATTATTTATATCATAAAATGCTTGCGATTTCATCTATGAAAAAAAATATATATGATAAAAAAGCATTAGAATATTTCAATGAATCAAATTTATATTTGTTCACAGATGAAGATGTTTATAGAGAATTTGATGGGCTTTTACCTTCCGACATAATTGAAAAAGGTATAAAGGCGACAAATGAAGTCGCCGAAAAAATTGAAAATTATGAATTAAGAAAAAAAGAATTACAAATTCCTATTCCAACAAAACCTAATGACAATGGAGAAAATATAAACTATAATGAATTGTTAAAAAATATTTGTTATGAAAAACTAGAAGAATTAAATTTAGAAAAAGAGAAATATGATATTTATAAAAAAAGATTAGAAGAAGAGTTTGAGGTTATTATTTCAAACAATTTTTCTAAATATTTTTTAACTTTAAAAACAATTGTAGAAAAATATAGAGAAATGTATGGAGAGTATAGCGTAGGGTTTGGACGAGGCAGTGCAGCAGGAAGTTTGGTGGTTTATCTTTGTGGTATAACACAAGTGGATCCTATAAAGTTTGATTTATCTTTTACGAGATTCTTAAATAAATATAGAGTATCCAATCAAAAAATAAATTTATAATTTTTTAATAAAAAAATATGTGAATAATCCTAAATTTATTACCATTAAAAAATTAATGAATAATAAACTAAAATAAAAAATTTCTTCTTTTATGCCAAACATATAAAATAAAATATAAAAAATAGCACCTATAAAAACGCAAAAGAACAAAACATAAATTTCAATCAAAATCGTTCTTGAAATTTTAGTATAAATTAAATTTTTATTTCCAAAAATTATTGCTAATAAAAGGAAAAAAGACATAAAAATAAATCTATATAATTCTTCATAAATTTTATAATTAATTTGAAATAAAATTATTATCACTATTATTAAAAATAATTTATGATATAAACTTGTTTTTGGATTATTAAAAAAATTTTTATTATCTTCTATATGGTTATAGGCTAAAAAAAATAAGAAAAATGCTGCTAAAATATCGCCAACATTTAAATAAAAAAGATTATAGCAAAAAAATAATTTAATAATATTAATTATCCTTGCTAAAAAAGTTGAAGTAAAAAATAAAATTAAAAACTCTGAAATTGTTATAACTTCTTTACAACAATTTGTTTTTTTAATTTTAAAATATTTTTTAAATAATCCTATTAAAATAGGCATTAAAACTATTGCAAAAAATAAATCGAAATATTTAAATATATTCATCTCCTTTTTCCTTTTTTTTATTTTGAAGTTAAAGTGCTTTCAATTTTTTTAGAATATTCTATAAGGTTATAAACAACCTCTAATTCTTTTTGATTTTTTAATTTTTGTTTTTCTTCTTCTAAATTTTTTAATTTTATTTCTAAATTTTTTAATGTTTTATTAATTAATTTATTAATAATTAAAATTATAAATATAAAAAATGTTAATGATAAAATTAAAATTATAAAAATAATATTTATATTCATGATATTTAACTAATCTCCTCCGTTTTATTAGTTATAACTTTTTTTGATTGAAATCCAAAAAAGTTATAACTTTTTTTGAATCCAATCAAAAAAGATAATTTTGTTTTCCAAAACTCTATATTATTTTTATAATTATAATTCATATTAATTATCCTTTAATTCTGCTGAATTAAAAAATTCGAGCAACTTATCTGCAAGTTTATTTACAAAATCATTGCTTATTTTTTTAAATTCAAATTTAATTGAATTTTTGTCTAATTCTCCTTCTTTTATAAAGAAATTTTTTTCAAATTTTTTATCCATTATTTTATTTATAAATAAATCTGTATATAAATTTTTTATAATTTCAACTTTTCCTTCTTTGTCTGCTTGATTTATATCGTTTAAGAATAAAATAATGTTTGAAAAAATATTTATAAAATCTTGTATTTTTTCGTCTAATAGAGAATGAAATTTATAAAAATCAAATTCTTTTGAAGATTCAAAAAGATTAAAAAAGGTGTCACATAAAATATTGTAAATTTTATCAGCAGTAAATAATGTTAAATTTTTAATAAAAAATTTTGTAATTTCTTCGTTTTTATATGTTAATTTTGTATAATAATCTACATCGTTTTTTATATCTTCTATAAAAATTTTTAAATCAGTAAAAATTCCTTCGATTTTTATTTCAGTAGAGTTTAATTTATTTTTTAATACTTCAAATTGTAAATTAATATCGTGCGTCGATAAAATCATTATGTTTTCTAAAACAGATTTTGGTAAATTAGAAACGTTTTGAATAGGGTTTGTTTCTTGTTTTTCGGTTGTATTAATATTTTGTTCTAAAATTACTTTTACGTCTTTTTCATCATTATTTATTTTTTTTTCTATGTTTTTTGCTTTTTTAAATTTTTGCAAAATAGTAAAAATACCAAATATAAAAATAGCAGAAAATATTGCTAATAAAACTATATTACCAATATTATCATATAATAAATAATTCATTATCTCTTTAAATAATGGAAACTGCTGCACTCTTTTCCCCTTTGGTATTTATATTAAAAGAAGAAGGAAACGGAGGCAGATTTCCTTCTTCAAAGTTTATATTAAAAAATGTTAAAAAAATTTGGGTATATTTTTTTTTAATATAAAATAAAACGGAGGAAAGTATTGCAAAATTCTTTAATTTTAATGGATGATTTAAATCAAAAATTAGATTATTTAAATAATTCAATGTCTTTTGAAGCCCGAAAAAAATTATTTTCTTTTTTTGAAAAAATATCAATTGATTTAGTTAAAAAGCAAGAGATAGAGCTAAACGATGGGAAAAAAATCATTTCTATTCCAGCAATAGAATATTATTTATGTAAAAACGATATTTATTATTTTTTAAATAATTATTGTAAAGTTTTACATCCTGTTAAAGGTATTATTCCTTATAAAATTTATAAAGCACAAGTAAAATTAGTAGATGCTCTTTTAAATAAAAAATTTGTAATAACATTAAAAACAAGACAGGCAGGATTTTCAACAACACTTGCTTTAATAAGTTTACATACTATTAACTTTTTTTCTGCAAAAACAATAGAGTGCTTTTCTATAAGTGAAGATGAATCTATTATAGTTTTTAATAAATTAAAATTTGCTTTTGATAATTTGCCAGTATGGTTAAAAACAGCGACTTTACACGATACTTCTACTTCAATTTCAAATGTTTTATCTTCTTCTTTTACCGCTAAAACTTCAACACCAAACAAAGGGTCAGGTTCATCTCTATCTTTGTTAATTTTGGATGAGGCAAGCAAAATTCAACACATTGAAAAAATGTGGAATGCGATTTATCCTACAATTTCAACAGGTGGTAAAGTTGTAGTAAACTCGACACCAAATGGTTTAGGAAACTGGTATGCAAAAAAATATTTGGCAGCAGTAAAAGGAGAAAATGAATTTACACCAGTTTTTGTCCAATGGTGGGAAATTCCTGAAAGAGATAATGAATGGCTTGAGCAAGTTGAAAAAAATGATTTTTCTTTTTTACCAAAAGGAATGAGATTTGAAGAATTTATTGAATTAGAAGAAAAGAAAAATAACATTTGGGTAAGACAACAAGTTGAAAATTTAGGAAGTTGGGATGCATTTTGTCAAGAATATAAAGGTGAATTTTTAGGGACTGGTAGAACTGTTTTAACAACAGAAACTTTAAATAGGTTACAAGAAGAAACGAATAGGACTATTATTTTAGAAAAAGATAGAATACCAAAATCAAATATTATTATAAACTCGCTTGAAATATATAATTATGTTAATCCTAAATATGATTATGTAATTTTTACTGATATTTCGACTGGGCGTGGAGCGGATTTTAGTGCAGTGCATGTTTTTAATTTGAATACAAAAGAGCAAGACGCTGAAATATATGTAAAAGTCCAACCTTACGAACTTGCAAAATATATTAAACAAATTGCAACTTATTATAATAATGCTTATGTTTTAGTAGAAAGTAATGCAGTTGGATTAACAACTTTGACTGCATTATTAAACGAAGAAGACAAAACAACATATTATAATAATGTATATGTAGAATATATTAATAATGGTATGAAAGCGATTGAATTAAATGAAAAATTAAGAGAAGAAAATATATATTTTTTAGTAAATGCATTAGAAAATAACAATATAAAAATAAATTCAAAAAGGTTAGTTTCTGAATTATTAACTTTTATTTGGCGGCAAAAAAGGTTAAAACAAAAGCCAGAAGCAGAAGAAGGTTGTCATGATGACTTAATATTAGCGTTATCACAATTAGGATATTTTTATAATTATGTTTGGGGAAAATTTTATAATAGTAATTTAGGTGTTATTAATTATTTTGATAATACCAAAAAAGATATAAATAATTTTGATAATTATTTTGTTGATGAGCAAAAAGATGAATTTGTAGAATTTATAAAGCAAGATATAAATAACCAATTAGAGTTTGCAGATGATGATAAAAAAGAATATATTTTACAAAAAGTTAAAGAAATGTTTGAAAATGAAAAAAAATAAATAGTATTTTATTTAAAGTAATTGGAGGCAAAATGATTAAAATTCATAAAATAGAGTTTCAAAATTTTTTATCTTTTAGTGAAGGTTCGTTAAATTTCGATAATATAAATGAAGCAACTTTAATACAAGGTATAAATAAAAAAGAATTTATAAAAACAAATGAAAATCTTTTTTATGGTTCTAATGGTTCTGGTAAGACAGGATTAGTTAGTTTAATTCCTTTCGTTTTATTTAATTATTCTGAAAAGTCAAATTTAGATGAAATGGTTAATTTTATAGAAAAGAAAAATTTATATATAAGAATGTTATTAAGTAAAGATGGTGAATTTTACACTATCTTTAAATTTAGAAAACATAAAAATTATCAAAACAAAACTTTTTTATTTAAAGGCGATATAAAATATAATCAAATCAATGAAGAGTTGGAAAATCAACCACAAAAATTATCGTCAGAAATTCAAAAACAAATTGAAGAAGAGTTTTTAGGTTTTAATCAAAAAATATTTTTTCAAACTTCCTTTTTTAGTCAAAACGATTTAGCGAATTTTTTTAATAAAAATACAACTGAAAAATACAAAATATTTGAATATTTAATTAAAGATTTTGAAGTATTTAATAATATTAAAAATAATTTATCCGAAATTTTAAAAACAAAAGAAAAAGAGTTAGATGAATTAAATACAAAATTTTTTACTATAAAAAATTTAGCAGAAGAAAAAGAAAAAAGATTAACACAATTAACGCAAGAAATTGTAGAAGAAAAAATTAAATTAGAAAATGATATAAAAATAGTTAAAGAAAAATTACAAAATAAACCTGATAAAAATGAACTAAAAGAAGCAAAAAATAAAATTAAAAAATTAGAAGAGAGCAAGATTTTATTAGAAAACAATGAAAGAATGTATGAAAAATTAATTAATCAAACTAAAACACAATTGGATAATAAAAATTATAGTGCTGAATTTATTGAAGCAGTTAAAAAATATGAGAAATTAATTGAAGTAAAAAATAAATTAGAAGAAGAAAGGAGAAAAGAAGAATTTGAAGAAAAAAAGAAAAAAATAGAAGCAGAAAAATTATTAGAAAATACAAAAGAAATAGAAAATAAAATTAATAAAGAAATAAATAATTTTAAAATTAAAAATGAAAAATTAAAAAATGAATTAGAAAAATATGCAACTTTAATAAAAAAAGTTGAAAGCGAAGAAGCAGAAAATTGTCCTGTATGTGGACAACCATTATCTAAAAGTGAATTGATTGCTTTAAGAAAAAAATTAAGTGAATTAATAAAAGAAAAAGAAGTAGAGGAAGAAAGGTTTGACAAACTTTTAAATGAATTAAAAATTCAATTAGAAAATTCAAAAAAAGAATTTGATGATTTTGTTAAAAATATAAATGTAAATGAAAATTTAAAAAATATTATTGACAAAATTGAAAAAATAAATAATGGTATCGAAATATTAAAAAAACAATTTGATGATGATATTACAAAATATAATAGCAGTTATTTTGAAAGACTTGAAACTGAAAAAGAAAATTTAAAAAAGCAAATTGAAAAATATCAAATAGAAAAAATAGAGAAAAATAATGAATTAAATAAAATTATAGAGCAACTTTCAAGTGAAGCAAAAAACATTACTTTAAATTATAATGAAATTGAAACACAGATAAATGAAATAGAAAAATTAGAATATGAATTAAAGAATTTAGAGAATTCTAATTTAAGTAGTCAATCTAAATTTGACGAAGTTAATGAAGAATATTTAAAATTAACAAAAGCGTTAAACATAATAGAAGAAAAATTAAAAGTGGAAAGAGCAGAATATGAAAACTATAAATTTTGGCAAATTGCTGATGAAATAAAAAAAGATTTTCTAAATAAAATTATAGGATTATTTAATGAAAAATTAAATATTTTATTGAAATATTTTTTTAATAGAAATATAAAAATTATTTTTGATGAAGAATTAAATTATAAAGTTTATTTTGAAGACATAATAATTGATAATAATATTGAAATATTGTCTGGCGGTGAACAAAGAAGAGTTAATCTTGCCTGCAATCTTGCTTTGTTTTTTGTATTAAGAGAATTGGCAAATGTTAATTTTAACGTTTTAATCTTCGATGAGATACTAGATATTAATTTAGATGCATTAGGAGTTAAAGCCGTTTTAAACATTATTGAAATGCTTCAAAAAATTGAAGATTTAAAAATATTAGTTATTTCACATAAATCTGACTATTTAGATTATTTTAATAATGTGATAACAGTTGTAAAAGAAATTGATGGGAATTCTCATTTAGAATAAAAAGCGATAGTATTTTATATAGAAGAAGAAAAAACGCCTCCTTTCTCCTTTTCCTCCCTACAAAGTAGGGAGGTTTTTTTTAAAATATTGTTTTTTAATATAATAAAAAAGGAAAAAGAATGGAGAAAAGGTTATTACTATGATAAAAAAATATAAACTTTATGATGAAAGCGATATGAAAAGATTTTTAATTGAAGAAAAACAAACCACAACTATAAACTCACAATTAAAAATGGGAATAGAAATTGAAAAAGAACACGAAAATACTTATAATAAATTATTTGAATTTGTAAAAAAGAATAAAAAATTTCCTGCAAAAAATGTTTTTTTTAAGTGGATAGCAGAAGATCATTTAAAAGAAATGAAAGATTATTATACAAAATTAAAAAAAATGGAGAAAGAAAATGAAAAATCTATTTAAAAAAGATTTTTACAAGCACATGGCTATTTTTGAATATGAAAACGAATATGTTTTGAATATGGCTCAAAAAGAATTTGACAATGAAGATTTGAAAAAAAAGTATAATTTAAATAAAACTCCACGAGAAAAAGAATATTTGTTTGATGAGAATGGCTTGACATATTATTTATTAACATCGGAAGAAAAAATAAAAAATTTAATTTATCCTTATAAAAAAGAAAAAACAGATGAATATTATACTTATTTAAATGATCAAAAGGGATTAAAAGTTGTTTATATAAAAAATGTTACAAATAAAAATATATCAAGCGAAGAATTTATTTTATTTTATTATAGTATAGATAATAATTTTGAATTTTTTTATCCAAAAGATTTATTTGCAACTCAAGATTTTTCTTCAATAAACATAGACAAACTTTTATTATTTTTAAAAAAATAAGGAATAAGAATGAGCAATTTTTTTAATTACAAAATTAATGAATCCATAAAATATAAAACTTATTATAAACCAAATTATCATGAATTTGAAATTATAATTCCTTCGCCTCAAATGATTAAATTAAATGGTATGCCAGTTTCGACAAATTGGTTAATATTAAAAAAAGTTGAAAATGAACAATTATATGATAATCCTACAATTTATTGTGATAATAATTTGTTTATTGAATATACAGATATTACAAAATTAAAAGATATGCCAGAAAATCAATATTTTATTTTTTATGAATTTGGAATTATATATTTTCATAAAAATTTAGTTGATAAAAAAGTTATAATAAAATATTTTTATGTTGATTTTCCTAATAATAATGAGCAAGATAGTTATTTATTTAAACATGTAATAAGTATAATAAATGGTGATTATGGTATAAGTAGCGGAAGTGGTCAGTATGAGCCTGAAACTTATACAAATTTAACACCAGTTCCAGTAGATTTTGGGGGAGTAAAAGCAGGTGAAACATTTGATAATGTTCCAATTACAGCAGTTTTAACTAAATTAATGTATCCAGAATTATTTCCTACTTTAACACCGCCATCTTTTAATGTTACAGTTAATGCAGATTTAGTTGAAATTTATTTAAATGCTACTATAACATTTAATTCAACTTTTAATAGAGGTTCTATAAATCCTGCTTATTTTGGCTTAAGTGGTTATAGAAGTGGACCGCCAATTTCTTATGTTTATAGTGGTGAAAATTTGAATTACACTGATAGTACTTCTTTATTAACTTCAATTGCAACTATATCAAATTATGCTTTTACTACTGCAGGAATAAAAAATTATTCTATAACAGTTAATTATGCAGAAGGCGAACAACCTTTAACTAATTATGGAAATAATTATGATATACCGTATCCTGCTGGTTTTATAACTTTAAATAGAAGTTTTAAGGTTGTTTATCCTTATTTTGCTACAACTGAAAATATTACAAGTTTGATAAAACAACCTTTAATTGATGTTTTAACTTTGAATTATTATCAAGCGAATATGGTTGCAGAAACAGACACGGATAAACAAGCAATTGAAGTTTCACAAGCAAATGGACAAATAACTGGTATTCAATTTTATAATAGTTTTTCTGGGCAATGGGAATGGATAAACGGAAGCAAATTAAATAGTTTAAACTCTTTCACTCAATCTTCTGTTATAAAAGATTTAAATGGGACAAATGTTAATTATTATAGATATGTACACAATGGAAGTAAAATTGGTGCAAGACAATTAAGATTTTTTATAAATTAATAAAAGAGGTTTTCTAATGGCAAGAATTACACAAGGAATTTCAAAATTTCCTTTTAATTTTGAAATTTTATTTTCAAATCCTGTAGATAGCCGATTTGTTGTTCAATATTTATCTGACTTAACAAATTCTAATACATGGAAATCAACAGTGGATAATAATGTTTATTTATATAATGGTTTATTAACAGTAGTTATTGAGGACGAAACACCAGAAAATAATGGTTTATATTATTTAAAAGATGCAAATAATTATAATAATATTTCGGCATGGAAAAAAATAATTGATTTAGATTATTTTAATAATAATTCTTTTTCTCAATTTTTATTACAAAAAATTATTGCAGATGATTATATACCACAAGGAAGTTTTGTAACGCCTAATCCTAATTCTATTTACAATGTTCAAGAAAAAGCGTTTTACTGTTCTATTGCTAATTCTATTTTTGATAATATAATCGGCATTAGTTTGTCAGATATTCAACAAAATGAATATGGATATGTTTTAGTAAAAGGTGCTTATCCCATTAATCCTATAGATTATTTTAATAATAATTATTTAGAAAATTATTTAAATCAAAATGTTTTTTTAATTAAAAGTGATACAGATATTTTAAAGTTTTCTTTATTACAAGGAAATAAAAAATATATTTTTCCAATAGGAAGAGTTTTAAATGAAAGTTCTTTTTATATTGATTTTTCAAATTATGGCGAAAGAATTGATAGTTTTTTTAAAAAAACAACTTTATTTTTTGTAAGATATAATGCTTCTGTTTTAAAGCCAGATGCTTCTACTTTTAATTATCAATATTTTAATAATAATTTTAAAAAATTTGCAAAGTCTAAACTTATAAATCCAGAAGATACAAGTTTTTTACCTTTTGCTTTTAATATAAGATATTCTTTATATGATGCTAAAATTTCAAAATTTAAACATTATGAATTAACAAAGTTAAAATTTTCTGATTATAAAAATTTAAAAACTTATGTTACATATCTTCTTAATGGTGTTTTTTTTGAAGATTCTTCATCGCTTTTTGAAATAGAATGTTATATTTATGAATCGAAAGAAGAAAATATAAAATCAGATTATACAATGTTTGCAAACAATACATTCCTTTCAACTTTGAAAGGAAGAAAAAGATATATAAAAAAATTAAAAAATATGTATGTTTCTTATGCAGTGTATGGCAACGATGCTACTATAAATTTGGCAAAAAGTTTAATAAGCAATGTTTTTAATAAAGCGTTTAATTTTATTCCTAATTTAGATAATAATGATATTTTTAATGAAGCGTTGAAATGTTTTGCTTTTCCTAAATCTAATTTTTATACTCTTTATTCACCAAAATATATATCTGTAAATTCAAAGTTAAAATTTTGTGGGTTTCTTAACGATGGTGCTTATTTTGATAAAATTAATCATGTCTTTAATTCTTCTCTTTTTCTTGATCCATTATATTTAAGAAAAATTTTTGTAGTATCGAAAGAATATTATAATATTGATTATATTTCTGAAATAAAGGAAATTACAAATATAACTGAAAATTATAAATGGAATTTTGATGATGTTAAATCCAGCCTTGTTATTTTTTTGTTAAGTGATGAAACAGATAGATATCAAACTTTTTTAATTAAAGCAGGAGGGGTGGATAATTTTTTTGTAAAATGTAGAGCGGATATTGTTTTAAACGATTTTGATTATAATATACCAAAAATTTTTGTAAGATTTATTCAAAATAATAAAATAACGCAATTTAAAGAAATAGAAGAAATTGAGCAATTTGGCAATATTCACGATTTTGGCAATTTTAATAGAACAATTTTATCTTTTAAAAAAAGATCTTTTGTTACTAATATATTATCTACTCATCAAAAGAAAAAATTGGGAGTTAGAAAAGGGCAGGTTGAGTTTCTTTTAAAAACTAAAAATGATTTGTTTTTAAAGATAGGAAGTTTTAATTTCAAAAACCAATTTTTTGGTATTGACTTTTTTATGGATTAATTTTTTAAAAAAAATAATAAAAAATTTATCTACAAAATTTTTCTTATAAGATTTATTAGAATCTTAAATTTTTATAAAAAAATTTTTTATTTAGTATAAAATAATTTAGTATTTTATTAAAACAAAAAAAAAGAGAGGTAATTAATAATGTATAGCAAAATAACAAAATTTGTAATTAAATTTTTAACAATGCTTATTTATATTTTTATTGATTTTTTTATTTATTTTATTATTCAAAGCAAATATATAGCAGCATTATATTTTTTATTATTTGCAATAATTTCTTCTGTTGCAAGTTTTTTATTAGTTTTCTTTTCAAAACAAACTTTAGAAAAATTTTCTATAACTAGTATAAGAAAAAAGTCTTATATAAAAGAAGATGTTGTTTGGTTTTTGTTTTTAACGCTTTTTCCTTTTTTATTTATAAATAAAAATTTTTTTATTTTAATAGTTATTACTACAAATATTACATATTTAGTTTTAACATATACAGAAAATACTTATTTTAATCCAATTTTATATTTATTTAAATATAAATTTTATAAAATAAAAATCGATTATTATTTTACATATACAATAATTACAAGAAAAAAATTTTCTCAATTAGAAAACTTAAAATCGTTTATTGTTTTATTTGATTTTGTTTTGATAGATGCTGAATAAAAAAAGTGGTTCTATAGAATCACTTTTTTTAAAACAACAATATCTTTAAAGTCTATTTTGATTGTTTTTTTATCTTCCATTTTTTTTCCTCATTTTGCTTAACTTTAGAATGTATAGAAAGGTGGTGAGTTATGAAAGTAACAGTAAAATTTAAAATACTTCCGACTAAAGAACAAGAACAATATTTAAAAGAAACTTTAAATGAATATATATCTACAGTTAATAATATTGTTCAAAGTATGATTAATAATAGACATATAAAACTAACGTCA